CGCGACGTCGTGAGCATCGAGACGATCAAGCGGATGCTCAACTACTTCAGCAGGCACGCCGTGGACCTCGAGGCGCCTGCCGCAAAGCCGGGGCATCCGGACTACCCTAGCCCCGGACGCATCGCGTGGGATCTCTGGGGAGGCGCGCCTGGTCGAGCATGGGCGCGTCGTCAACTGACCGTTTGGGAGCGCGTTCAGCGCGAGGAGGGCAAGTGAGCACAGAGGAAGGGACTGACACGACGGGCGCAGAGGCTCGTATTCGGCAGCTGGTCGCGCGAGTCAAGGAGCTCGAGGGCCGCGTGGGCGAACTGACGCCGCTCGCCGAGCAGGCCGACAAGTACCGGACGCAGATCGAGGAGGTCAAGGCGCAGAGCAAGGCCGAGCGCGAGGCGCTCCGCATCGAGCGCGAGATCTCCTCGGCCGGCATCACCGACGCCGAGGGCATGGAGTACGTGCAGCACGCCTACAACAAGCTGCCGCAGGAGGGCCGGCCTCCGCTTGCGGAATGGCTCGCTGCGAAGGATGCGCTGCCGAAGGCCGTGCGAGCGTACCTGCCGGAAGCCACGCCGGCCGCGGCGCCGGCACCGACGACGATGCAGATGCCGAAGGCCAACGCTGGCGTGACGTCGCAGCAGCCCGTCGTGTCGCCGAGCGCGTGGAACGAAGCGGCCATCGCGAAGATGTCGCCCAGCGAGTGGAAGGCCAACAAGGCCGCGATCCTCGCCTCGCTGTCCACGGGTTGACAGACTGTCATAGGCGGTAGTACGGTAGCCGTGAGGTGAAAGCCTCACGCGCTCGAGGCAAGCTCTCGTAAAAAGCGACAGGCGCGGCCAACGTCAAACCTGCACAGGAGGCCACTACTATGGCTGACGAGATCAAGTTTTCGACGCTGTCCGGCAACGCCCGCGTCAGCGCCGTTCTTCACCAGACCATCCTCGAGAAGCTCACCGACAAGGCGAGCCTCGTGAACCATCCGTACATTCTCGCGTTCCAGAACATGAACAACAGCGGCTCGTCCGCGCTTCAGGTTCCGGTCGTGGGTCTCGGTGGCTACAACGCCATGGCGGCTGTGGCTGACGGCGTTGCCGCGAGCAACACGGCGCTCACCACTAGCGCCGCTACCATCACGATCGCTCGTCAGGCGCTTGTCCGTCAGATCAGCGACCTCGCGAACCTGACAAACAACGTTGCCGGCGGCATGGGCGTTGGCATCGAAGGTCTCGCCGAGGACATGGTGGGCGCCTACAACAAGCGCGTTACCGCGATGCTCTGCGGCCTCTCCAGCGGCTTCACCAACTTCGTGGGATCCACGGGCTCTGACCTTACCGTCACGCGCTTCTATGACGCCATCTTCAGCCTCCAGCTGACGGCCAACGATAGTTTTATGGCTATCCTCCATCCCCAGCAGATCAACGATTTGATGACCTCGCTCCGCTCGGAAACTGGCCCTGGTCAGTACCTTGCGGCCACTCAGGAGCAGGTCAACGCGAAGGGGCCAGGTTACAGGGGCCAGTTGTTTGGCGTAGAGTTGTTTGGTTCCACGCAGGTGATTACTGCCAATAGTGGAGCCGATTACCTAGGTTACATGTTCTCCCGCGGTGCGGTTGGATATGCGACCGGCTCTGCCGCTCCCGTCCGCGGCGCTGGCGAGGTCATCCTCCCGGCCGGCACGCCGATCGTGGTGGAGCTCGCCCGCTCTGCCGAGGCTGGCCTCTCCACGATCGTGGGTTCCGCGTTCGTCGGCGTGGCCGAGCTTGACGACGCCCGCGGCGTCGGCATCCTCTCCGACCTCTAGGCTGTCCTAGCGTCGGGGCGTGTCCGTGCTTATTGTACGGGCACGCCTTCGTGCGTAAGGAGGGTTCAGTGGCAGCAACGTTCACGACCGCTACCGGCGGCACTTTCGCGGGAGCACCCGCATCACGACCGCAGGCCATGCGCGAGGCGGTCAAGCTCGATCCGATCCCCGTGTGGTGGTACATCCATCACCCGGCACGCTGGCAGCTCGTCGGTGAGGATTGGATCCCTTGGCTGTCCGAGCTCCGCGCCGATCCCGGCGTGGGCAACGTGGATAAGGACGGGAACACCGACATGGCCGAGGTGATCAAGCGCCGTCAGGGCTGGACGATCATTCCGTGGGAGGCAGAGCCTGGTGGCTACTGCGTCGCCTATGATGGTTGGGCCGGGCCTGTGCATCTCAGCAAGTGGCAGACGCCGCGCATGGTGGCCGGTCAGGTGCGCGTGGCCTCCGATGAGGCCGGCTACTGGGCCTTCTGTCGTCGCCTCGTTGCGGAGGGCTACATCGCTAAGCCTGATCCGGATTTTATCGACGTCCTGATCGAGCGTCAGGAGCGCAAACTCGCTGAATGGGAGGAGCGTGCCAGCGTGAACCCCTACATCGCGCAGATGCTTCCGGCCGAGCGCGCTCTCCTCGAGCGTATGCGAGTCGCGAAGGATCGCCTGTTCGCTGAGCCTGTCGAGGACGCAGCGCCGAAGCGGGTGCGTAAGTGAGCGGCGAGAAGCCGGGGTATCGGCAGGCCATGGAGCGCCTGACGGAGCGCCTCGTCAACAGCGGTGTGCCGGTTGACAAGGCGCGCAAGGAAGCACAGGACGCAGCGCAACGTGCGGATCGCAAGGAGCGCGATAAGCGGTAGCCAGGTGGAGGTCGGGCATGTCCCTCGCAGAGACGGTCTACGCTGCTCGGTTCCGCTCGACGGAGACGATCGAGCGTGGACGCCAGCAGACGCTCACATGCCCGACCCAGCGTGCAGGCGCCACGGCCACGCCGACGAGTGGGACGATCACGATCTACCGGCCTGACCAGACGGTTCTCGTGACGTCCGCAGTCACGATCCCCGGAGGCGGGATCGCTACCTACTCGCTGGCTGCGGCGACCACGACGGCCGAGCAGCTCGGCGAGGGCTGGCTCGTTGAGTGGGCGCTGGTGATGCCGGATGCGGTGACGCACACGTTTAGGAACGATGCGGCGCTTTGCCGCAGAACCCTCTATCCAGTCGTCGCAGATGCCGACCTGACGCAGCGTCACAGCGACCTTCCCAACCTGCTCGCGTCGGGCACGACGTCATACCAGGCCTACCTGGACGAGGCGTTCGCCACGATCGGGAACCGGCTCATCTCGCAGGGGCGCCGGCCGTACCTGGTGATCCAGCCCAGCGCCCTGCGCGAGGCGCACGTTGCGATGACACTGCACTTGATCTTCCTCGACTTCTCGACGTCGGCCGGCGACTCGGGACGCTGGCAGGCGCTCGCGGATCACTACATGCGCGCGTACACCGAGGCGTGGAACCAGCTCAAGTTTACCTATGACGAGACTGACGCCAACAAGGTGGACGCCACGATGAAGAAGGGCGCAGCCTCGACGGTGTGGCTCAACGGGCGCGGTGGACAAAACTACTGGACGCGGTGGTACTGATGGCTGCGAAGAGCATCCGTCAGTTGCGCGAGGACGTCACTGCGCGCATCCTCACGCTCACGGGCTGGAAGGAGTCGAGGGTCGCGCCGGATAACTTCGGCCGTGACGCTGACAGCATCGCGCACAAGGCATTCGCGGTGCATCCGGCAGAGACGGCCGACATGCGCGCGTACCGTGGCCGGCCTGCCGAGGGCCTCCTGGTCGAGACGTCGCTCGTCGTCCACTACTGTTGGCGCCTCGCGCCGAAGGGCATGAGCGACTCCTACGATGACGCACTCGATGGAGAGGCCGCAGTCGTCAACGTCCTGATGGCCTACGATGCATCGTGGCCTCTGTCCTACAAGGTGCAGGTCGTTCGCACCACGCGCACCACATCGGATAGTGGCGAGTGGGTGCTCGGGCAGGTCGAGACTCGGATCGTACACACACTTCCACTTCAATAGGGGGATCTCATGGCCGCTTCGACGGTGATCAAGAACTTTCGCGATGCAACCGTGATTTTCGCAGACGGCACTACGCCGACTCCGCTCTCTCTGACGCTCGCGCTGGAGGCTGGCGATCTCGCGCTCTCCGGTCTCAGCGAGAGCAATACCGAGGTCACGACGTACCTCGACCGTGGCGAGCTCGCGACCGTCAGGAAGACGAACCGCTCGTTCCCGACCGTGAGTATGACTTGTTCGATGGCAGATCTGAGTGATGCCACCGACAAGCTGATCTGGGACGCGGTCAACAAGACCGGCGCCTTTGCCAGCGCGGTCAGCACGATCAGCGGTTCGGATGCGTTCGGACTCAAGATCACTGTCACAATTGAAGGCACCAACTTCGGGGATTCGGCGGATCACACCATCGTCATGAACGGTGTTCACTGCTCGATCGACTTCGCCGAGGGCGACCCGAACACCTTCACGATCAACGGCACGGTGTACGGCAGCATCACCGCGACCTGATCCACGCTCAAGGTCGAACATCTCGCACGACGCCCTCCCTGCCGGTTAGGCTCGGAGGGCGTTTCATTCGGAGGGAATATGGACGTTACGCTCGGTCGGTTCACCATCGCGCTCAAGAAGCCCGCATCGTTCACGCTCGCCCGTGAGGTCACGATGGCCGTTGGCACGAGCGCCATTCGCGGACTCGGCGCCGCGCTCGGCGCGTGCTGGGGCGGGAAGCCTCTCAAGGCCAAGTACGCCTACGATGCCCTTGCCTACGGTGGCGCGGTCGTTGACGAGCTCATGGCGCTCGGCGTGCCGGAAGCGGAGATCTATGCGGCCGGCAAGATCGCCCTCGACCTGGTGATCGACAGCCTCCCACGCGAGGAGGCCGTCGCGCAGGCCGAGACTTTTACCGAGGCCCAGACGGAGGGCTAGACGCCGTCGCTCTCGAGATCGGCCTGACCTACTGCGGCGACCCGGATGCGTTCTACTCGTGGACACGCGAGCAGCAGGAGCGCGTCCTGGCGTGGTGGCGCGTCAAGCACACGCCGCCGAAGCCGAAGGCGCGTCCGAGGGCGCGCGAGGGTGATAGTGTGTCGCCAGAGGCGCGAGCCTTCTGGGGGATCGGTGGCGGGTAAGCGGATCACGGTAGGGCGCGCCAGCACGACCATAGGGCCGGAGCTCGAGCGCGCCCTCGACCGTATGCTGTCCACGACCTACGCAGAGGTCAAGCGCGAGGTCGAAGCCATCGCCGCGGACGTCACCGAGCACGCACGCGGAGAATGGTACGACAACGTGCAGGAGCGCACCGGCAGGACGCGCGCCGGCATCGACTACGAGATGCGGCTCACGCCTACGTCTCTGCGTGGCGTCGTGTTCTCCAGCAACCAGGCGACGTACATGGTGAGGCGTCGTGGGCCTCTGTCGAAGCTCGGGCGCGGAGTGTACGCCGAGGAGTTCGCAGAGGTGATGCGCGTGTTTCGCGCGACCGGCCGCGTCCCTGACGGCTACGCCTTCGCTCGCGTGACGCGAACGCGCCGGCCGGTCGGCGTGATCAAGCTCGAGCCTGACGGCAAGTACCCACGCGACGGAAAGAACGTCTGGAAGGTGCTCGTGCTCGACTTCGGCAAGCGGATCATCCGCGAGCGTCTGGACGACATTGACCGCGCACTGCAAGCCGTCGCACGCCGCGCCGTCGCATAAGGAGATCTCATGGCAAACGTCGAACTGTCGATTGATGCGAACCTCGCCGGCCTACGCGCTGAACTGGCGAAGATCCCGGAGATCGGAGGCGCGCAGGCGAAGCTCCTGACGGCCGAGCTCAACAAGTCGATCAAAGCATCAGAGCGTGCGGCAAAGTCTGCGGCCGAAGCATCTAAGAAGGCGATGGAGCAGACTCGCATCGCTGGAGACGCCGCTGCCAAGAGCGTGGGCGACGTCGGCGACAAGTTCGGCCACGTAGGCTCCGCAGCCGGAAAGCTCGCGGGTGGCCTCGACCTTCTCGCGCCAGGACTAGGTGACGTCGCGCGCGGAGTCGCGGATCTCGCGGATGTTGGCGAGGTCGGTGCTAGCCTCCAGGTGTTCGGCGTCGTCGCTGGCTCTGCGGCTGCGGCTGTGGGCCTGCTCGCTCTGTCGCTCGCGCCTATCGCCGAGCTGATCCTCGAGGAGCGGCGCGAGGCCGAAGCCACGCAGGCGGCGCTTGATGCCTACACGAGCGCCACTGAGGCCGCAAAGTCGGCCAATGACCAGTTCGCCACGAGCCTCCAAGGCGTGAACGACTACATCAAGCTCGCCACTGGACTCGAGACGCAGGCCGAGCAGACGGCACGCAAGCGCATCGAGGCGCTCCGTACCGAGGCACAGGTGCAGACCGACGCCACGCGCGCTCTCATCGCCAGCGCAGAGGCGCTGAAGGCGCGCAAGGAGGAGGAGCAGGCCACGCTCCTAGCGAAGGCTCGATTGGGCACGGCCAGTGAGGCCGAGATCGCGCAACTGAAGGCGAACCGCTCGATGCTGGAGGACCTCAACGACGGCTTGACCGACAACCGGCGCCGGCTCGAGGAGGTCGCCACGGCGACGGAGGCTAGTGCCGAGTTCCTGACGCTCGAGGCGCAGGCCATCGAGCACGCCGCGCGCAACAGCGAGCGCAAGGCCAGCGCAGACAAGGCTCGTGCGAAGGCTGCGGACGAGGCGCGTGCCGCGGAGATGCGGAACGCCGAGGCCATCAAGGCGCTGGTCGATCAGATCGCGGCATACGATGCCATCGACGCAGAGTTCCAGCGGTCGCTCGAGGATGCTGCCGCGCTGCACGAGGCCAATGCGAAGGCGATTACAGACAAGCATGCCGCGGCCCTTGATGGGTTCAGCAGCAAGCTTGCGGATCTCGTCCCGACGCAACCGCTCGATGAGCTCACGAAGCTCGAGCTGCTTCTGTCCGACGTCTCGCTCGCAATGTCTCGGGCACCGACCGAGGAACTCGGGATGCGCTACTCGGCGATG